CGTTCTATTTGGATAGCTGGGACGAGGTCCCGAAGACTACCGCGGCGGTTACGGTTAGCTCGAACAACAACCCGAGTGATGTGGGGGAGTCTGTTACCTTTACTGCGACTGTCACGGGGACTGGAGGCCCGCCCACGGGCACAGTCACATTCAGGGATAATGGAAGCCCTATCGGGTCTGGGATATTGGCAGGGGGCTTTGCTACGTTCACGCTCACGGGCCTGCTCGTGGGTGATCACAGTATAACGGCGTTCTATTCTGGGGACGTGACATTCGCTCCGGCGGGCTCAGGAGTGCTTACACAGCAGGTCGCGGGTATCCCTCCGCCTCCCGGACCTAATCCGTATCAGTTCTCTGTGTTTGCGATGTGATATGACTGAAGGGCCGCTTTATAAGTATCGTTACCAGCCTGTCGCGGAGGTGATTGGTGCCCCGCGTCAGCAGGCGGCGCCTCCGAGTAGCCAGAACATCGCGCCCGCGCGGATAGCGGACTCGGACGTAGGATTTGCCCCTACGACGACCCGTGTCGTCCAGCCCCCTTATGCCGCGGCGAGTCATTTCTATCGACGAAGGCGGATACCGCATTCTGAAGTTATAATGACCTTTACTATTCCAAACGCTGGAATAGTAACGCCACAGAAACTAGTAGATACCGATACGTTCTCTGCCCCTACGCTTTCGACCAGTAGCGTCATTCTGGGTCAGAACTCATTTAATGATGCTGATGTATTCTTTGCACCGAAGACTACATCAACGGCGCTGCCAGCACGATTTGTTGATAGTGATACGATCTTTGTACCGATTGTTGGCGGGGGCTTTACAACTACGTTATTCGTAGATGCAGACGCGTTCTTTAGTCCACTTATTGGGCCGCGCCCGAACCTGCTAGTTGATAACGATGCCCTATTTGCTCCAAGCTTTATCGGGGGCGTGAGTATTGGTCCAGCTCGGATCACTGATAATGATGTATTCTTTGCTCCTACACTTGCGACGCTTAAGCAGACAGCTCCAACGTTCTTTATCGATAGTGACGTTATATACGTTCCGGGGCTCGCCGCGACCAAGCAGCTGACTCCAACGCTATTGGTCGATACTGACGCGTTTTCTGGTGTCTCGGTCGTTTATAATCTTGGTACTTTATTCTTTGCGGATAGTGACAGTTTCCGTGCTCCGACCTTAACCGGGGGTACGGTAAGCCTGTTGCCTGGACTAATTAGTGATCAAGATACGTTCTTTACCCCTGGACTTATCAACTTTGGCGCAGACATTGAGCCAATTACTGCTTATGCAGCGGCCTCGGCGTGGATGAATATCAGGCGGTTTATACCGCCTATGTCAGTGACGGTTGTTATCGCTCGACCCATTGCAGGTGATATCAGGCCAAACGAGTTTATAGATATAGATACTATATTCACCCCAGGTTTTGGCGGGGGCCAGTTTATGGTTCACCCCGGGATCTATGTCGAGGGTGATACGCACTACATCCCGACGGTCAGTGGGGGTATACTGAAGCGTAACTATAATGAAGTTGACAGTTCGACTATAGTCAAGAACCCGCGGTGGCTGCCCCCGCCGATGTCGATCACTGTGGTCATCCGCGGGCCAGCACAAGGAACACTGGTCACACCGAGCCTGTTCGCGGACAGTGACGTGTTCTTCACGCCCGCGCTGGGCGTCGGAGCGGCCAATATCACGCCCACGCTGTTCATTGATCCAGACTCGCCGCGGATGGCGCTGGTCACTGGGGGTGGCGCACAGCCCACGACGGCTGGCAGGATTAACGACGCGGATAGCTTCCCGGTGCCTGGGATATCCGTAGGTGGAGTAACCATTCGACCTGCACTATTCATTGACGAAGATCTCGATGGAGTTGCGGACGGGGATCACCTGTTCGCCCCAACGACGGGACTGTTCGTTGGCCCGACGAAGTTCACCGATACAGACACTGTATTCAGTCCTGCGATTGCGGCTATATCCGATATTAAGCCCCCGGTGTTCGTCGATAGTGATGTGTTCTTTGCTCCGGTACTGTCCATTGGGCCAGTTAATCTGACCCCGTTCAGGTTTATAGATGCTGATATCTTGATGATGCCAAGTGTCGGCTCCAAGATTGACGTAGGTTTCTTCACTGATACGAGCACTTTCTACTCGCCGACGGTTGCTCAGCGGAATGACATTACTCCAAGCCTGATCGCGGACACTGATCGGGTATTTAGGCCACAGTTAATATACAATCAGACTATAGCCGCGTCGAGTATAATTGATGTGGACACTCTGTTTGAGCCGTTCTTCCCCAGCGATCCGAAGTATACTTATCCTGTTGGGCATGGAATGGAGTCTGACTATTCGATCAGAAGGCCACGTCAGGGCCGAGTTATCATAGGACGACACTGATGGTCAGCGCATTAGCAAAGTCAGATGATGTTGTCAATGACTCAGACATTGACGAGGAGGGCTATTGGGAACTGCGCCGATGCAAGCAAGCCTATCTCGATTATATTGCCTCGAAGAGCGACGAGATCCTTGAGCAAAAGAATGCCCGGGGCTATCGGCATGGGGCTCAGTGGTCCGCGGATCAGGTAGAGACCTTCAACCGCCGCAAGCAGCCTGTGGTGACGTACAACAGGATCGGGCGGAAGATAGACTCGATCGTGGGGCTGATGGAGAAGATCAAGCAGGACCCCAAGGCCTACCCCAAGAACCCGCGAGAGACCGATGAGATGGGTGCCGAGCTGGCAACGGCAGTGGTAAGGTATGTGGTGGAGAGTGATCTCCGTGAGGCACTGTTTCCGTTCGCGATAGAGTTCGGTGCTGTGGATGGCATTGGCGGCGTCGAGATGATGCTCATTAAGGGGGACAAGGACGACAAGGATATTGGGTTCGCCCTGGTCAAGACCGACAGCTTTTTCTATGATGTCCGCTCCTATGACCACAACTTCGACGACGCGAGGTATATGGGCCAGGGCAAATGGCTCGATATCGAAGATGCTGTGCTGCTCGCCCCGGACAAGAAGACCGCTGACAAAATGCGAACGCTGATGGAGGGTGACGGCGCGGACCTGACCTCGAACCCCGAGCGCGAACGGCGCTGGTTTGACGTGGACCCTCGGCATAAGCGGATGCGAGTGGTGGACATTTGGTACAAGAGTAAGAACGCGTGGAAGTGGTGCCTGTTCACGGGCTCGATGAAGATCGACGAGGGCAAGGGCTATTTCTATGATGAGAAGGGAGAGATGATATGCAAGTATATCATGTTCTCCAGTTTCGTGGATCATGACGGTGATCGCTATGGCTTCGTCCGTAATCTACGTTCATCCCAGGATGAGATCAACCAGCGCCGCTCGAAGGGCCTACATGAGCTGGTTTCGCGAAGGATCAAGGCGGAAGATGGAGCATTTGCTGATATTGAAGTTACTCGGCGGGAGGCCATACGACCAGACGGTGTGGTTATCTACAACAAGGGCTTTGAAATGGAGTTCGATGATGCGGCTCGCATCACGAACATCGAGGGCCAAATCAAATTCCTAGAGGACGCAAAGAACGAGATCGAGAATTTCGGCCCAAGTCCGGCCCTGATTGGTCAAGGACTTGAATATAAGTCCGGGAGGGCCATAAACCTGCTGCAGCAGGCAGGAATTGCCGAACTTGGGCCGTTCGTTATAGGGATCAGGAACTGGAAACTGCGCCTTTATCGGGCTATTTGGAACGCTGTGCAGCGATATTGGACCGCTGAACGCTATATCCGGGTCACTGACGACGCGGGACTCGCGCAGCTGGTACAGGTTAATGGGGTAGGGGTGGATGAATACGGGCTGCCGCGGCTCGTGAACTCTATTGGGACCCTTGATGTTAACTTCTCGATGGATGAGGGACCAGACGAGGTTAACATGATGGGAGATGCCTATGACACATTGGTCGCCCTCACCGCTCAAGGGGCTAATATACCTCCACAGATCCTTATTGAGCTTGCTCCGTTGCAAGGTCAGCTCAAACGTAAACTGTTGGCCTTACTCCAGCAGAAGGACCCGGTTGCTGAACAGGCTAAAGCGATCACAGTGGCTGGCGAAGCTGCGAAAGTCGATGAAACCAAGTCCAAGACCGCCCTTAACATAGCCAAGGCCCAGGAAGCTGCCGCGAGCAACAATCCTCAAGAAAAACAGCAAGAAATGGCCATGAAACAGCAAGAACATGGCATGAAGATGCAAGAGAGTGTCATGAAGGTCCAATCGGCGAGTCAACTCGCGCGGATCAAGGCCTCGGCCGAGTTCAGCAAGCTTCAATCCAACCAGGTAAAGCAGAGTCAAGACATCCAGCTGAACGCTCTCCAGGGCCAACAGGACCTGAGACACAATGAACTGAAGGGTCAACAGGCCCTGGCCCAGGGCGAGCAGAAGCATCAGCAGATGCTCAAGCAGGCCGCGGCCAAACCAGCTGCTGGAGGTACCGGTGGCAGATGATCTTGGAAGGAGTCGCTTCGCGACAGAACTGCTGGACCCCCGCGTTCGGGACAAGCTGATCGCGTACATAAAGGCTGAGGTTGGAGGGCAGGGACAGAATGCTTGGCAGGCCATCGCAGAGACCTTTGCTAACAGAGGTGTCGCGCGAAATCAGACACTGGATAGGGTACTATCAGGGGATTATTTCCCGCAGGTAACTCATCAGCGCGCGGCGCGGCCAGTGACCCCAGCCGATAGGGCCCAGTATGATCCTATCATAGATAAGGTACTGGCAGGATCGAATATAGCCAACTATGCCACGGGTAACGCCTCGGGCACTGTAGGCTTCGCTGGGGGTCCTCAGACCTATGCCTCGGGCGGGGAGCGCTATGGAATTGAGGGCCCTGATAAGGGCTGGTGGACTCGGATTGGAGCCTCGGGCCCCGGAGCAGCTGGGAGTGTGCCCTATACAGCGGCACAGCCCCAGACGCTTGCAGGACTCCAGTCCCAGGCAGTCCCCGTGGCTAAGCCACCAGGGTTCATGTATAAGGACTTCTTCAATAACGGGATACTAGGAGGATGACATGCCAATAGGTTTAGCGTTTTGGGTTATCATGCTGATCTGGCTAGTGTTCGGGATATTCTCGCACCTAGGGATGATCGGTCTCGGCGCGGCAGTAACGGCGACAGTGAGCACAGTCCTGCTGTTCGTGCTGTTCTTTCTGTTGGGCTGGAAAGTCTTCGGGTTTATGTTTCAGGGATGAAGTACGAACACAAAGTAGCCCTGACGTTCGCCGCGATAGTCGTGGTCATCGTAGGTCTCGGGATCTATGGTTATATGATAGGAGCGTGGGATGCCCCTACTTAAAGGGAAAGATCCAAAAATTATCTCGCAGAACATACGTACCGAGGTAGGTGCGGGGAAGCCACAGAAGCAGGCGGTAGCCATTGCGCTGAATACAGCTGGCAAGGCAAAGGTCCCTGCTGCCCCTGTTGTGGGGCCTGTGAGGCGCGGAGGAATTGGTCACCTGAAGCCCGGTGACTATCGGAGACGCTAATGCGAGCATTCACGCCTGATGATGGTTGGTGGCGTCGTCTGCTATGCAGGCTAATAATCTTCGCCCGCACCAGCGATATGGTGCCTCGCCGCCGGGGACGATAGCCCCGGATACGTAAACGCTACGAAACAGCGGAAGGATGGAAGATGGCAGACGACGATAGGAGTCCCGAACAGCTCCAGCAAGAGATGTTCGATCAAGCGCAAGTTACTCCCCCGGCCGAGCCAGAGCCCGCCCCGGCTCCCGCTCCGCCGCCCGAACCGCCCCCTCCAGCGGCGGTTGAGCCTCCCGAGCCGGGTGTTCCGACTTGGCGGTTGAGGGAGGAGGCTGAAGGTCGAAGAGCGGCTGAAGATCGCGCGAGGGCGCTGGAAGCGCGCCTTAACGAGGTTGCAGTTCACCTGCGTCAGCAGGAGAAAAAGCCAGACTTCTTCGAGAACCCTGACCAGGCCACGGAAGCTATTATCCAACGGTACCTACAGCCTGTTGTTGAACATCAGAACGCTGTCTCGATGTACAACAGCAAGTTGATTGCCGAGGCCCGGCACGGGGGTGATAAGGTCGCGGAAGCTGAAGCGGCATTCCTAGAGTCCCGCGCTCAGCAAACCCTCGACGTGGCCGACTACGAGCGTGTGGTGCAGTCTCCGAACCGCTACGACGCGGTTGTGCAGTGGCACAGAAAGCAATCTACACTTGCCGCCGTCGGAGACGATCCTAACGCTTGGTTTGAGAAGAAGCTGGCGGAGAAGATGGCTGACCCCACCTTCCAGGCCAGTATGCTGGAGAAGGTTCGCGGAAATGCTGCCACTCGACCGTCCGAGACACGACTCCCGCCGTCGCTCTCAAGGACCACCGCCGCCGCTAGTAATTCGGAGAGGGTGGGCGATATGAGCAACGAAAGCTTGTTTCGATATGCCATGGGTAATGGCAAAGAGAGATGAGCGTTTGAGCCATACCGGAACAAAATGTTTTGATATGGCTCGAGTTTAGAAAGGGTAATAGCAATGGCTATCACAGTCATTGAACCCAATAACAAACTCGTCCGGTATACAGAGGAAATCAACCGGGAGTATGTTCGGGGTAATATGTTCTCGCCCTACATGGGTGAGGGCCTGAACGCGGTCATTCGTATCCGCAGTGAGCTGAAGGCAGGCGGCGAGGATATGAATATCCCGCTCGTCACCCGTCTCCAGGGCAGTGGCGTTGCCACTACCACCTTGGTGGGTAACGAAGAAAAGATCGATAACTACGGTATGCGAGTCCGTATTGAGTGGGCTCGTAACGCTATCGTAACTACGAAGGCGGAGACTCACAAGGACTCCGCGGACGTGTTCGGAGTGGCGAAGCCCCTTCTGAGTGACTGGGGTAAGGAACTTCAGCGGGACGAGATCATCGTTGCACTGATGGCCCTGCCGACCGAGACCCTCCCGGTAAGCTCGAGTGGGACTCGGGTCAATGGTATCCAGTACGATCAGGCCACCGCGGCCCAGAGGGATACCTGGAACGTAGCCAATTCGGATCGCATCGTTTATGGCGCTGCGGTATCGAACTGGAATGCTGTCCATGCCACGGCCCTGGCCAACGTGGACGGCACCGCTGACAAGTTCACCGCCGCGAACCTGTCATTGATGAAGCGCGTGGCGAAGCTCGCCGACCCCCATATCCGTCCCTATACCACTGACGATGGGTATGAGTACTACATCGTATGCGCCGGGACTAACACGTTCCGGGATCTCAAGCTTGATCTCCAGACTGTAAACAAGGACGCTCGCCCGCGTGAACAGTCAGGGCCGTACGGTGCAACGAAGAACCCCATCTTCCAAGATGGCGATCAGATCTATGACGGCTGTATTGTTCGGGAAGTTCCCGAGATTAGCCGCTTCGTGGGAACGACCGCCAACCCTGGAGCATGGGGCGGCGCTAGCAGCGGTAACCTGCTGGTTGCTGGAACCGTTGGTACGCCAGCGGGCTATACTGGGCGGGTCGAGCCTGTGTTCATGCTCGGTCAGCAAGCCGCAGTCTTCGCGTGGGGCCAGATGGCCAAGCCCACCTTCCGTAAGGAAGACGACTACGGTTTCATCACTGGCGTCGGCGTGGAGATGGCCTACGGCGTCGCGAAGATGTTCAAGAGGCATCCGGGTCTACCCACTGGCGGTCCACTTAAGCAGTGGGGCGTCGTGACCGGGTTCTTCGCATCTTCGTCTGATTGAGGAGGATGCACACATGGTAACCTCTCTTAACACCAAGACTGCTGCCCGCGACGCGAACGAGCAGCAGATCGCCTATATCGCTTGTCGTCTCACGGCAGCTGCAGGCGGCGGTACAATCCAGGCCAAGGTCGGGGCACTCCCGGCCGGGGCAGTGATTGTCGGTATCCACTCGCGAGTATTCACTACGTTCGCGGGCGGCTCTCCAGTCCTGGCCGTCGGCCAGGTCGGAGTCTACAACGATCTCGCCACGGGCATCGCACTGACTGCTGGTGGCGTGCTGACGCAGCCACTGACTACGATCGCTCAGCCGCTGGCTGCGGATACCGAAGTGTGGTGCCAAGTCACGGGCGGTGCTACCGCTGGTGATGCGGTATTCTCAGTTTGGTTCATGAAGCCTCTGAATTGATGCCTCTCGTCCCAACTGGAGGGGACGGTGTTCCCTCCCACTTTTCCAAGGAGGAAAAGATGAATAACGATAAGCCTAAAGAGCCCGCACCTGAGGAAGTGACCAACGCAGATCGGGATGAACACTTCCACGAGCCACACACTATGGTTCATATACCTCCCCAACAGCCCGCGCCGAAGTCCGGGGAAGGCCCGAAGTCGCCGCCACATCACGAGCCCGAAGAAGATAATAAGTCCAAATCGAAAAAATAGCGCGGGAAGGTATGGCTATAGTTAAGTAACAGGAGGGTCCTTCGTGGGCACACAACCGAGTCTCCGCGCCCGCATCCTGCCCCGGTTCCCCGCACAAGTCCTGGCGGGGACCGGGATTACTATCACTAAGAATGGGGGCACCTACACCTTCGCGGCACAGGCCTATGCTAACATCCCTATTAGCGCGCTGGCCAATATCCCTGAGGATCGTCTGCTCGGACGGGATAGTTCTGGAATTGGTCCAGTTGAGGTGCTCGCGGCCTCGGGCGGCTTGGGCTTCAGCGGAAGCGGAAGCCTACAGCTGACCTTTAACAACAGGATCAGGGGTATTCCAGCTGTCTTGCTTATCGGGACGACTCCCAGCGCGCAGGATACCGTTGTTCCGTACTCTTGTACGATTACAAGGGTAACTGTTATCAGTGATGCAACCAGTGGAAATCCAACTATAGCAATTCAAAAGGGAGTCTTTGCTACCTGGCCAAGTGGTCTTGTTGATATCACAGGAGGTAATCCACCTGTACTCTCCTCTGGCAAGTATCAAAATAGCACTCTTACAGGGTGGAATACTAACATCACGGCCGGGGACATACTGCGAATGTCTTCGAGTACAGGTGGACCTATTACCAGATTGAATATCACCATAGAGGCACTGCCGCTATGAAAATCACCAAGACTCGGTTCGAGCTTATTCGGGAGGCCGCGGACAAGCTCAACATTGTTGGGACTGGTCAAGATCTCGAGGCAGAATACTCCGGTAAGATTGATAGCAATGTCGATCCTTTGATTATGCAACTCGCCTCGGATAGTATCTGTGAGGTAGTTAATGACGGGTATATTCCAGCAGAGTGGTTCGACTCGCTCGCGGGACTGCTGGCTAATATATGTGCTCCGATAGCTGGTAAGAACTTTGATCCGCAGATCAAGGAGTACTACGAGAGTCGTTTGCGGCGATTGACTTCGAGCGGCCCAACCTACGGAACGCAGGAAGCTGAGTACTTCTGATGCCGTCTATTGTGTTTCCAACTACGTCAGCCCCGGCCACCAGACCACAAGAGTCTGGGGGAAGACTGATTAATGCCTATGTGGAGAAGACACCCTACGGGGCACCATCACAGGTTATTGTAAGACGTTCACCAGGTATTCAACGACTTTCAACAACTTCTGTAAGCGGTCATACCAGAGGTTTTCTAGATGCCGAGTCAGTTGGTATATGGGCGCTCAATGATAAACTTATGCGATTTGATAGTACCTTTGCTATAACGGATCTCGGTCCACTGGTAGGAACACAACCAGTGACCTTTGGCCGTAATAATGCTGTTGTTAAACAGAACGTAGTCGTTACCGAAAATGGCTGTTTCAACGTCAATGCTAGTACTGGCGCATCAATCTTTGTTTCGCCTAACCTGCCTGCGGGGCCAACGAGTGTTTGTGACTTTGATGGGTACTTTGTCTGGTCGTTTGGTGGGGGTCAGATCTATGCTTCCGATCTTAATTCTACTAATGTACAGGCGGGGTCGTTGAATACTGAACAGGGCCTGTTCGTTCGACGTGTACTGCGATATGCAGGGAGGCTCTATGCCTTTGGAGATAAATGGACAGGAGTATATCGTGACGCGGGAACACTCCCATTTCCGTTCGCTCGCGAGGTCACTATTCCTCGGGGTATCGTTGGGACTCATGCTGTCGCTGGTTGGGAGACTGGCTGGGCCAATCAGTTGCTCTGGGCCGGAGACGACTTCATCGTCTATAAACTCGATGGATATACTCCTACTCCAGTCTCGACCGATGATGTTAGTAGGGCCATTCAATCAGCCGTACTTTCTGGAGGACGTAACTTCATCGAGGCCTACGTTTATATGTATGGCAAGAACGCCTTCTGGGTCTTGTCCTCTCACAATAACTGGACGTGGGAGTATAATCTAGTCACGGGCGAGTGGAACGAGCGCAAGTCGTTCAACCAGCCCAATTGGAAAGGCATGAAGAGTATACGGATCTTCGATCGCTGGGTTATTGGGGACGAGTTTACTGGTGATCTCTATCAGATCAGCGGATCGTACTTTCTTGAGGGCACCGATCCCCTTATCTGGCAGGTAGAAAGCGGGGTAATGTCGGGCTTTCCGAGGGGCGTCATGATCCCTCGAAGCAGCTTTCTGGTGACGACCGCTGTCGGTAATGTTGCTACTGTAACAGATCCAAGAATAGAGATCTCTTGGTCCCTTGACGGGGGATATACCTACGGTGATCCAGTCATGCGCCGTCTGGGTGGCCCGGGAGAGTCGTTCTCGCACCCGTATATCCTGCAATGCGGGCTGTCCCGTGGACAGGGTGTAAGGTTCCGGTTGAAGGTCTCGGACCCAGTTCACGTAGGACTGTCAGGAGGTTCGATAGATGATCTTGAGGCACGGGGGTACTCAGGATGAGAGCCCCGCTCGACCCATTCTCAAAGGTTACTGACGAGAAGAGTCGCTGGGACCCGGAGTGGTACTCGTGGCTTACGGATCTTTCCACTAGTACAACGCAGTTACAGGCTCAGATAGTACAGCTACAACAGCAGATTGTAGCTCAGCAGATAATTAACTCGCAACAGGCACAAGACATTTCTACACTACAGGGCGCACCACCTACCGGAATGATACTCTTGTCTAGTAAAGTTGGTCCTGCATCCTCGATTTTCTTTAGTGGTATTAACGGCTCTATCTATGAGGCTTATAGGTTCCAGATAATAGGACTGAAGCCCGGAAACGATGGTGCTACTCTCGTTATGCAGATGAGTAATAATAACGGCGCGTCTTGGCTCGGCGCGGCCAACGGGTGGGTCTGGACATACTCCGATCAAAGCACTGCTGCTGGTGCATATAGTTCAACAGCAGCTTCGGATGCTGCCTCGGTCTGGCTGTTTAACCCAGCGAACTCGACGTGGGGCTGTTATGTTGATCTCACGCTCTATCCAGGCGTAACTACGGCAACGTTAATCACTGCGACATGGCAGTCAGTTGGTTATCATCCAGCCACCAGTGGTACTCGGATGATAACAGGAGGCATAACCGAGCAGAGTAACTCTACGCCGGTTAATGCAGTCAATTTCTTCTTCGGTGGCACTGCTGGGGGAATAACTGCTGGTCGTGTCACAATGTACGGGATACGGAAGAGCTAGGAGTCTGATATGGGCCTATTCGATATCTTCACTGGTGATCCAGTCAAGGAAGCTGCACAACAACAGCAGCAGTATCTTCAAGGGGTTAACAGCAATATCCAGTCCGGGATAGCTTCTGCACAGTCACAGGGCCTAGGCGCCCTACAGAGCGGTCAGGGCAATGCCATTGGGGCCATCCAGGGCGGGACTAACGCTGGCACTAACTTCCTACAAAGTTATTCACCCCAGGCACTCGCCGCGCTCTACGCGGGACAGGCTGGGGGTACCAATGCCCTTATGGCAGGGCAGGCCGGGGGTCTCGGGGCACTCCAGAGTGGGGTTCAAGGGGCGACAGGGGCCTTTGGGGCGCTCGGAGCCACTGGACAGGGCTATGATGCACGGGCCGCCCAAGGGGGTGACATTGCGCAGGGTGCATACAACCTTGGGCCTATGGCTGGGGAGGTCCAGGCCGCGTTTCAGTCGAGTCCCGGCTATAAATTCCAGCTAGATCAGGGGCTCGAGTCAGTCCTCCGTAATGCTAATGCCTCTGGCATGGGCGCAAGTGGCAATCAGCTCCAGCAGTCACAGACCTTTGGTCAGGGCCTCGCCAACCAGGACTACGGTGCATGGCGTGCTGGCGTCGCGGGCCTGGGACAGGCCCAACAGGGAGCCTATGCGCCACTAGGTGCCAATGCCGCCTCGACCGCTGCCACGGGTATAGCCAACGCCGATCTCACGGGAGGCACGGGCGCGGCTAATATCTACACTGGCACTGGAGGACAGCTGAGTAACCTCCTGTCAGGTACTGGTACGAACGCTGCCAACATCCTTCAGGGCACCGGGACTAGTCTGGCCAATCTGGCCCAGGGCGGAGGCATTGCCCAAGGCGGGGTCTATACTGGAACAGGTAACAGCATTGCCAACCTGCTGTCCTCGCTGTCTGGTCAGTCCGTCCAGGGTCAGACCGGTATCGCTGGACTGCAGACCCCGACCTATCAGACCGCTGCGAATGCGGAAATGGCAGGCTCGAAGAACCTGTGGAACCTGGGCCTCAACCTGGCCACGGCAGGAGCCGGGACACCAGCTGGCAGTGGCTTCTTGAAGGGTCTTGGACTCGCGGCGTAGGAGCTGATTATGGCTGATAACTTTAATGTAGACTTCAGTCTGCTTGGACAGCTTCCCGCGGTGGCTGGGGCGGCTCAGGATAGAGCCACACTCAAGGCCACGCTCGCGGACCTCAAGAGCGGAGATCCTGACAGCCTGATCGCGGCCGGGGCCAAGCTCCTTGCGGCGGGTAATGCTGCTGAGGGCATCAAGTTGATTACGACGGGGCAACAGGGCAAGGCCATCATCCAGAAGGGTCTACTCGACAAGGCTAATTTGGACTATTGGCAAAGGACCTTCGGACCTGATGCGAAGAAGCCCCCAGCGGACAATCCAGCCGCGGCGGGAGACGTTACGATTGTACCCCCTGGAGCACCAGCCGCAGCGCCCCCAGCTCAACTGCCCTCGCAGAGCCCTCCAGTAGCGTTCCCACCACCTCCCCCGACTGGACAGCAAGGGGCACTGCCAGCACCACCAATCCAGCAGGTCGGGCCGGGACCGAGCCCAAGTGATGCCATGATAGGGGCGGCTCAGCAAGCTATGGCACCACCCCAGGAGGCTATACCACCGCAGTTGGCTGGTCCTCCGCCAGGGCAGCTGGCTGGACCTCCACCAACACCTGATACGGCCCAACCTGGACTATCACCCGCGACCATTCAGGGAGCCCAGTTCAAGCCCGCGCCCGCGCTGCCACAAGCGCAAGCAGCTCCAACTGCGCCGTTACCTGGGCCCCAGAGCCAAGCCGAGGCTCAGATTAAAGCCATTAAGGTCGGCGGTCAGCTTATGGAGATCCCTCCCGGGGGTACTAAGACTCCCGCATTTCAAAAGTTTATGGCGGAGTATAGAAATGCACTCGCGCAACAGAGGCTGTCTCCAGAGATGGAGTCCTATCGACTGGCTCAGGTTCAGAGTATTGCCGCTGGTCATGGTGACATAAGTTACGATGACTGGAAATCAGATATCCAGTCCGGGCCCGCGAAATACAAGGAGGCCCTAAAGGATTATGGTGAGCACAAGGACACAGGTAATAAGGCTCAGGCTGTCCTAAATAACATCACTAGAATAGATCAGATTACCAAGGACCCCAACTTTGTATCTGGAGCCTATGCCAATAAGTACGCTGATGTTATCAACAAGATGGCGAGCGTAGCTCAGATATCTGGTATAGCTAACTGGACGCCGCAGTCAGTGGTTGATAAAGTGAGGGCTGCAGCGACGCCCGCACTCAAGGCCGCCGCGCTGCGCGATGAGTTTGTCTCTTTGACCAACCAGGCCGTCCTGGCCAACGCTGGGAGCTTTTCCAAGGGGTTCTCTGAGGGCGATCGAACCTTCACTGAGAGGATCTTCCAGACCATTGGGGCTACTCCGGGAGGTATCGAGTCGATATCCAAGAACCTAAAGGCCATAGCGGAGCACAATCTGGCCCTGTCGAAGGTCGCCACCGAGTATATGGCCGACACGGACAAGGGGTCGAAGTCTACTCCATTTGGACTACAGAAGGCCATTCAGAAGTACAATGACGAGCATCCACTGTTTGTAGAAAAAGGTGGAAAGCTTACTCCAGATGGACAAGAACTCCAGAAGAAGATGGATGCCATAACTGTAAGACCAGGGGGCACTACAGCACCTGATGCTCCTGCAGCGACCCCTTCCGCCGCGCGGAAGATAACTGCTGAGGATGAGGGTAAGATCTTTGATGTAGGTGGTAAACTGTTTATCATTCGGAACGGTAAGCGGGAGCCATACAGCTAATGGCCAGAGAGTTTGACTATCTGCAGCCAAATGAGCCTCGGTGGGGCAGATTAAACCCTGTTGATCCCTCTGTGGACACCTTCCGTCAGCGCTTTGCTCCGTTCAGCTCTGATCCAGTTGGTGACTACATTGAAGAGCAACAGCGCCAGCCCCCGCCGAGGATAGCCCCGCCCGGTACGCGAGAGCGTTTCGGCGATCCGTCCAAGGTCCTGTCGATGGCAGGGGGCGGTACTCCAAAAAGTGACACGCAACAGCCATATGCAGCGGATGCAGGAGATACACTTCCCGCTGGCGCGCGGCTGGTCGAGGACCCGCATCCGCTGGACGTGCTTCCGCCCAATGCAAAGCCCTACACTCCGCCAAAGACACAGCCCTCGCCCCTCGAGGGAACGACACTGTCCCAGGACCCGGCCGAGCAGGCTCGGGAAGTCGCGGCCATTGCTACCGCGCGGGGGACCACCGGCAGAGCCGAAGGACCGGTCACGGACGCTATCAGCCGGTTCCTCCCCGAGGTCGGGGCGGGGATAAAGGCCGGATTTAATCGGTTTCTTGGAGACGCAGGCGGAAAGCTCCAGGAGCCCCAAAACGCTCTTCCTGCCGCGCTCGGAGGACCAGTGGCCCCCGGGATCGCCGCTATGCGGGGCGGGGCAGCCCTGACGCGGGCCCTCTCTGAGGGAGGCTTCCAGGGAGTTGATCAAGCCGCCACAGGCAAGACTGTACAGGGAGCCATTAGTAGTGCTACTGCGCCTGAAGCAATTACCGGAGCAGCTATAAAGTATCGAGACAAGATATATAGAGGAGCAATTCACTCAGACGCAGCAGAAAACGCAGCCCATGAAACCGGCGCTGCCTCTCGAGATGTAATATACGAGTCAAGGCCGGGGTTTATTACGACTACTGGACGATTTGTTGATCGGGACGAGGCTACTAAGATAGCTGCAAAAACTGGGCAGCTTGAAGAGGGTCAAACGAAGCTGTTCGGAGAGGATTTATTCGCAAGCGATTTGAATAGAACAACAAATACTGGCCCCGGGACGCAGCGATTATCAACCATCTCTGATCTTAGGTCGCCAGAAGATGCTATCGGCCGAATAGCCAACTTGGCTAGGACCTCGGGTCCAGAGGATCTCAAGGCTCTTGCTCAACTAAGGAAGGTTATTCCAGCAGATAAACACGCCGAGGTTCAGGCTGCACTGGTTAACAAACTTGGCCAGGGTGATACTGGCGAGTTCTCTGCCGGTACTTTTATTCGTAACTATGGAGCCGTCTCAGACAGAGCAAAGAACATTCTCTTTGGACAAGGTGGCGGGGGCTCACTGAGACAACACCTCGATAGCATCGCGGAAGTTACTGAGCGCACTCCGACGTGGCGCGGACCCTCGATGAGGACAATGGCCGGGACTGCTACGGCGGCATCAGCTGTCGGCGGTCTGACCGGAATTGGTGCTGTAGCCGCCCCGCTCGCGGTGCTCGGCACCATGATCCCAGTGAAGGTCGTGGCCCATGCTCTGACCTCGCCCGCGCTCGCAGCCAGTGTGGCCGCATGGTCCCGGGCCTATGAGCGGGTCGTGCGCTCTGGCGGTAACGCCGCGATAGTGGGGTTTAACCTCGCGACAAAGAACCTAAACAACAATCTTGGGACTGATGTAGATCCCGCCACTGTCATTGGAGGCGCTCGTGGGAAGCCTGTGGAATAGATCAGGAATGGTCGAGCGTTATGCTGACGACCTCCGCGCGGATGGCGCTAAGGCGTTCTTCTTTCAGGGCGGAACAACTTCGCCGCTGACAGTGTTTCGCGACTCGGGTGAGTCTAGTGCTCATCCTATCCCCGTAGTCGCGGACTCGAACGGCCGTTGGCCTGATGTATTCGTACCTTATGTCACTGCTTACGACTTTCAGGTAAAGTCTAAGGATGGTGTTCAGCTAACATTTACTCTTGCTGTACCTAATCCCAATCCTGTCGATGTGACTGTGATCATCCCCCCTGAACAACGTGTTCAGACCGGTATGATCCACGCAGAACTAATTAACACGACTAAAACTGGCTATGTCAGGTTGAATGGAAGAACTATTGGCAATGCGGCCTCGCCCGCGTCGGAGCGAGCTAACGGACTTAACAATCTTGACAGTGACACTTTTCCACTATTTCAGTATTTGTATAACAACCTTCCTGACTCCATAGCCACCGTCTCCGGAGGCCGTACCGTTTCTGGAGCTATATCTGACTTTAATAATAACAAAACTATCGTTTTGCCAGACTCGCGCGGCGGAACGCTTGTCGGCCTCGACGATATGGGTAATACTACCCTGGCCAATGCCTTTGCGGGACTGGCGTTTACTATTGGTAGTTCAATAATTCCGGGCTCTACCGTAGGAATTAACTCTAATATCCTTACCGTCGCCCAGATGCCACCACACCTGCATCAGGGCACGACCGGACGGCATCTGGGGCACCAACATAGTACCGCTGTGGCAGGGGCCTCTGGTCAAGGGGGTGTTGCTGGTGGCGCTATAAGTACGGGTGTTGAACTGCGAACCGACAACGGACAGTTTGCAAGCCACAGCCATGGCTGGGCCAATGGTATTCCAGGCGATGCTGGAGGATTTCAGACCCTTTCCGTTGCTCAGACTTATGGTTCTGATGTCACTAACCATCACCACGGCCAAGAAGGTCAGACGCTCGGTTCTGGTGGTGGTGGTTCTGGTTGGGTTGGTGGCTCACTGTCAGCTGGAGCAAAGAATACTACAGACGTTGGTGTAGATCACGTCCATAACATCAATATAGGTGGTCGGACTGATGGACAGAATATACAACACTTCCATACAGCCACCTGGGGCGGTGGAACCTATACCAGTACCTTCGTATCAAACGCCGACGCCTCCGGTGCTCACGACCACACCTTCAGCACGGATACTCGAGGCGGCAACCATTCGGGCTTCCCAGACTCGGTTACTCAGCCCTTTACCAATATGCCGCTGAGCCGTCTTGTGACGTGGTTTATCAAACTGTAGAGGTCGAAGATGCTCGATGGATCAATCCCTCCCGCCTCGATCTACAGTACCTGGATAGAGACTGTAGAGGTATGGAGTATCGATGACGACACACTCTACGATTTCTCGGGAGTGGTCGATGTTACCCTGAAGCTCCAAGATCAACTCAGTCGGTTTGATGAGTTGATCCTCACTATGCGCGGCGGGAATATCACCCTGCCCTCGCCCGGGATAGTTCAGTGGCGTGTTGAGGCCGGGGCTATGTTCGCGCTACGGCCCAAGCTTTATAAACTGATTTTACTGTTTCAAACCGACACGGATATCACCTCGGTGATCCTCGGAACAGTCTCGGTAGTCGAATGAGTGAGATCACCCCGCGCGCGATAACTACCTCTACTACCATCCCGACCTATGGCGCGTACTGGAAAGAGGCCGCGCACTGGTGGGATATCATGGAGCGGAACAAGCTCACAATGGCCCAGACTGCGGCCAAGAAAATCCTCGCGAACAAGGCAAGATATCAGAATGTCGAAGCGAAGACGAAGGTCCCCTGGTGGTGGATCGGACCTACTCATTTTCGTGAAGCGGATTGTGACTTCACTACCCAGCTCGCGCAAGGGGACCCACTCGGGAAAAAAAGCACCCACGTCCCCAAAGGACAAGGGCCGTACTTCGGGGCGGACGCCTGGGACAGGGCGGCGATCGTAGCACTTGAATACGACAAGTTGACGGGGAAACCAGATGACTACTGGAGACTCGAACGACTGTTCTTCCACTGGACTTCCTACAACGGATGGGGATACACCCTCCACGGAGTACCTTCGGCTTATGTCTGGGCTGGAACTAATATCTACACCCAGGGGTTTTATGTTGCGGACGGAAACTGGAGTTCTACTGCCCATGACTCCCGGGTGGGATGTGTTCCAGTTCTCAAATGCTTGGTTGACCTCGACTCGACCATCTCGATCCGCCGCGAGTCAGAAGACGACTCCAACCCCGTCTGGATCGGAAAACAGCCCGATACAGGGCCTGACACAACTCCAGATCCTCCACCGATTGAAACAGATGGAAAGACGGAGATCAAGATAGTTATCGAGGACGGAAAGGTTACAGTTTATATCAACGGTACGGCTGTCACATGAAGTACATTGGGCCCCTAATAGCCTTTATCATAGCAGTTGGAATAGCCATCTTCTTGATGCTCGTTGTCAGTGATCAGAGCCCAGGCGAGGGCGTTCCGCCCCTCAAATCGACCAAGTACGATAAGAAACTCGACCGACTCGACCGGCGCGGGGTAGAGGCTGCGTATACCGCCCGCGTCGGGCTGTTGTTCCAAAACTGGATGACCGACACTAACCAGGCAAGCCAAGATCGAGCCCTTCGAGGGCATCGCAATGCTCGTGAGATCTACATCAAGGTTATGGGCGGCATTGACGAGCGCGATCCCGACGGGGCTACTCTCGAGGATCAGCCCTCCCGGTGAGTCGGGCCTCCCGCGACGCGGGCTTATAGCCTACAGCACCCTCATCCGACTGTAGCTCGAACATCCTCCCACGGACCATCATCTCGATGACCTTCATTATGGCGTGGGCGGGCACTCGCTCGCGCAGAAAATGCACTATGCGGTGCTCTGAGATGGGCTTCTTCTCTTTCCCGTAGAGGGTCCACACGTAGTTCCAAGTCTCCTCCATCGCACTCGAGTCCCCGCCCGATATCATTGATTTGAAGATGTCTGGCATGTATGTTTCAGCTTCCATCAACCAATTAAGGGCCTGGGCATAGTCATCGACCTCAATGACCTTGTTGCCCCGCCGCGCGATGCTGGAGATCATGCACAGTTTCAGGAGGTGGGCGGTTCGTCTGGAATTGTAGTACTGGAGCTTGGAGTGTTCAGGTTCGGGTTTGCAACCATTTCTGATCCAGGCCTTGATTGCAGCTGCGGCGGGAGTGGTGAAGGACATCTGTCCGTACTCGAGTGCGATAGTTTTAAGATCATGGAGAAGATCAGCGTGCAGGCGACCTGCTGCGGGGCCAAGCCCCTCATCGAGGAAAGGATCTCGACTGACTCGGTCACCTGAATATATGAGTAGGGTGCGGGATATAAACCCCTGATCCCAAGCTCCCGTAGGCATGACCTCGTTAAGATATGCAGGAGTACACGCTCCCAGAAGGTTAATTTGTGGAGCCTTGATTTTAATGCGGAGGTCCTTTCCTCGTCGCTTCTGGTCCACTGTGAAGCCATCGTAGATATCCGTTAGGTTGTTCATCAGCGATGTCTCCCAGCCAGGGATAAGCACCCCGAGTTCCCTGGAGACCACTGTGAGTGAGTTAAACTCGTCGAAGGGTGGGTTACCGCCCAGGATAATGACCCTGCGAACTGACTCGTGCAGGGCATCGATCATGCTGGCCGTGGTCATGTCCGAGGGGCCGACGTGGACTTCAGGGACATCCCGCATCATGGCCTCGGCGGGATGCATAGCCACGCCCTTTCCTATCCCAGGCGGACCTACCAACAAGACATAAAGGTTAGGATAGAGCGCGGACCCCATGGTCCTCACCCAAACTCGTCGTTCCATTGCAGCGGCAACAAAGAAGATCGCAACCCACTTGCGAAACAATGCCGGGGACGGCAGAATTTCAGTGTACTCTTCGTAGGACTCGATCCAGTTGCCTAGCCTTCGGATGCCTGCGGGGGGTGCCACTTGGAAAGCCCATTCGGGTTATCAGCAGTTTTCTTACCCCAATTCCATCCGACTTGCACTTCCACAGGCACTACGAACTCGCGGCCGCCCTCGAGTTCCAGGGGAACCCGCATTGCAGAAAGTACCCTTGGGATAACCTCATTTTCGTCGCCCTCCTTGTACTGTATAAGTATTGAGTCGTGCCCCTGCAACATTATTTGTACTATGTTCAGCCGCCACAGCGCCAGCATAGCATGGTTCATCTCGTCCGCGGTCATCGACTGGCCCAGGTGGGCCACCGCCTGTTTCAGTGTATCACGCTCGTCGCGCTTGCCGAAGAACCAGCGCTTCCGCCCAAAGGGCGTTACCAAGTAACCCTTCTCCATTATCTCCGTTTTGACCCAGTCGTGGAGCTTGTGGATCGCTGGGAACGTAGAGAAGTAGAGTGCTTGGAAATCTTTAATGATGGACTGCTCGATCTTGGTGTGTTTCGACATCTCGAAAGGAGAGCCGAGATAGTTTGTACCATGGCCGAGCACTTTGCACATGTGCCGTAGTCCGTGATGGCGATAGTAAGGCTGCTCTGCGATAAGTCTATTCGCTTTGATATCTGCAGTCCAGGGCAGGTCGGGTCTAGACATAATTGCAACTGTAGTGTGCAGGTCTCCGGACTCACATGCGTCAAGGTATTTGGGATCTCGGAAGACATTGTAACACAGTGCCCCTATGTTGCGCGAGTCGGCCTGTTCGAGATCGATGTTGGCGAACTTCATTCCCGCGTCGGCGACGAAGATACGGCGGAGGCGTTCCTCAATGTTTTGGAGATTTCCACCACTTCCAAAGTCATTGAGGCTAGAAGAAAATCTACCTGTTGTAGTTCCTGCGATGTTATAAGAAGTACGGAGTCGCCCGTCGGAGTCAATCTTCGTCTCAAGGACTCCAATCTTTTTACCAAAATCTCGTAGTGTGAGGATATGGTTAATAATTGGCTGAGAGATAAAATGTATCTGTAGTCGTTCAAGGGCGTCCCGGTTAACTGTGCGTACCATCTCTCCCCGTTCGTTTCGCTTTCGTACTTCAGGAAGTTTGAGTACATCATAGAGGAGAGCAGCAACATAGGAGTTAGAACGCCAAGCCTTAGTTTTTCCGCTGTCTCGGAAATCGGTGTATCCGACTCCATCGTGAACGATCCGATACAGGTTCCGCTGTAGGCGGTCAGTGTCACTTCGATACTGTTCGATAGCTCGCTTTCGTTCTGTTTCATCGACAAGGACTCCACGGAGGTTCATCTCGAGCACGGGCGCCTGCAATGCCAAGGACAGGGCATAGGTGCTGGCGGTAAGGTTATCGAGCTGCGGAAGGATGGCCTCGAGGACCTCCAACGTCACGCAACAGTCGAGCCCATTATAGACCCACAAGCGCTCGGTCTCGGATTTGGGCTCGCCCGGGCGTAGCAGATCAGTGCGAATGGCCTTCATCGGTCCTTGAAGTGGGCGTTAAAGAACGCTCCCTTGGAGGGCGACAGCGCGAACGCGGCGAACTCGTCAAGTGTCCCATAAAAGTCGTAGCTCAACGAGCCACCACGTTTGAACAGCACCGTGATCGTGTCGGGTGACTTGTAACCGATCGAGGAAATGGCCGAGCTGCTCACAGGGATCGTGATCGAGTCACTGTCCTTTGGGAAGGGCACACCCAGATGCTCGGCCAGGGTGGCCATAAGCGAGGCCTCGCTGTCCTCGACCGCGGCAGTTACCGCGCCTGCCGCGATGCGGGCCAATATACTGGGAATGGCCATATCAATCCTCCTTCTTGATCGTTCCCTTATGTTTCAATCGGATACCGAGCTTCCATGCACTTTCGGATGTATAGATTGACCCGAGGTAGTCGAGTCCCTTAGGGGACTCTGGCATGAGTGCATGGTGAAGAAGCATAGTATCGTGACGAGCATTAGTAACCGGAACCCCATAAGTCCTCCAAAGACGGTGCATGTCAAAGAGGCCATTCTGGAACACCTTCTCGCAGGGCGAAGCCAGAGCCTTCTTGACCCATTTCCACGCCGCGACCTCGGCCTGGGCGGAGCCCCAATAACGTCCACTGGAGTTGCGGTGGTCCTCAAACGGCAGAACCAATGCAACGTCTATCGTAGGGGCGAACCCGATGCAGGTTATGACGTTTCCTCTGGTTTCGATATCGACGGAGAGCCTTTTGGCGGCCAGAATGTGCTCGGTGTAGAACTTTTCAAGGTCCCCGAGGAGTGGCTCTGTGTAGATTGTCCGCTGGGGTCTCCTAATCTCGGGATACTCGGACTCGCGTCGGGCTTTTTGTAGATCGAGGATGGTGACGTGCCTTGCTTCGTACCCTCCTTGGAGGATGTAGGAGGGGTGGAAGGTTGGGATGCACTTTTTTCCTGCCAGTACGGGGGAACCTGCGACTGCCCCACGAAGTTTCGATATTCTACCGTCACGTAGTATTGCCCAGGCGGCAGTTCCCCCGAGACAGACAATGACATTCGGATCAGCTCGAGTAAGTTCTGCGTAAAGGCGGTCGAGTTCTGGGAGAAATTCATCGCGGATGTACTTGCCAGATGATAGCGGCGGGAGCGCATGACGGACCTCCTTTCGGGTGGCACATAGGTTTTCGATCTTGTTCGTCGGCCGAGGCCGCAGATTGAAGACATTCGTGAGAAAACACTCCCTTCGCGCTATCCCGGCCTCGCCCAACATCGAGTTGAGCTGCCATCCCGCCGGGCCTACGAAGGGAGCACGTTCCCGCTCCTCGTGCTCTCCCCACGCCTCCCCAACTAATGCGATTTTATAGGACACGGGGCAATAATCTCCCGAGAGAGTCGCGTTGCCTCTCCTTCATGTGCTCGACATTATGACAACTTTGACACAGTACCAACAGATTATCTGGACTATTGTTAGCTCTGTTTCTATCAACATGATGCCGAGGGAACTTTATCTTTCCTCTTCGACCACAATTCTCGCAGAGATAGAGGTCTCGGCCAACCGACCTGAGCGCTCTCTTGGATGCTCTGTTAATCGTGCCTCGAGACATACCATCCTTGTAATTACTGTTCTTCGCACCCCACTGATTTCGTAGCATTTTAACCTCCCACGGCCTCGGCCACTTTCAGCTTTCGACTTCGTCGGAGGGCCTCTCGGGCAAGACTGGCGAAATCAGGATTGATTTCAAGTCCAAGCACATGCTTTGCGCCAAGAGACTCAGCCGCTCGCAACGAACTTCCACTACCACAAGTGGGGTCAAGCATAACTGTATTCTCATCCACGAGCATTCCGAAGAAGTGTCGTAGCATAGGCTCGGGTTTTTCAGACATGTGTCTTTCTCTAACAGTTGGAGCCGCGTAAGCGTTAGCAACCGCTCTAACAATCTTTCGGTCGCCCCTCGACCCAAAGAGACAAGTTTCATAGATTTGTCGTGGTCCACGCTCGGGATCGGGGAGTATTCCTGCGCCATCAGACTTCATCCATATTAGGGGTTGAGGGTTAATGTCCCAGCCTATGTTCTCGAGCTGGCGACAGGTCCATTCATACAGTCGCTCGTCGGCCTTTCGCATAGCAAACCAGAACATCAGGTGACACGACGGGGCCGTCATAGTCTTGGTGGTGATCTCCAAGGCCATCATCAGCTTCTGCCACGCCTCGGGCGTGTCTTCGTAGCCCCCGTGGGCGCGAGCGCCCCCTTGATTGAAGTCGTCCGCTCCTATTCCATAGGGAAAATCGCAGTGGATCAGATTGAACCGCCACGGACTGTCCCCGAGCGCCCAGTCGGTGAAGTCCGTCGTGAGGATCGACTCTGGCTCGACCTCGGGCTTGACCTCGAAGTGCTCGTGCAATCGACTGATGTTGGCTTCGTCGCGGCGCTCTCGCGCACGCTGAGCGATGCCCAAGGCCGTGGACAGCTTAGGAGCATCCGCAACCATTTTGTTGTCATCCATCTCCTCCGCAACCAGTATGAGTCTGTTGATGTGCTGCTTGGTAAAGCCTATGGCCTCGGCCGTGTCTGCCTGACTCCACGTAGGATCAGCGCGCAGCCGAAGGGCGTGCCACCGAGAGACGGCGTTGACTTGGTCCTGCCAGGAGATATCCTGACGCTTGATGTTCTCCTCAAGCTCGATCGCCTCCAACTTGAGGGGGTCAAGCTCGTCCACGTACTGCACTGGGATCGCAGTCCATCCCAATCTGGTACAGGCCGTGTACCGGCGCTCACCCGCGACAAGTTCGAAGTCCCGGGTAACGACGATAGGATGGATCAATCCCAGGCGGTTGATCGAGTCCGCCAGTACGTCGATGTCGCTCAGTTCGCGCCGCTGCCGTTCGTCCCGCTTGACATGGATGTCGCCAAGCGGGACCAAGTGAAATTGCCCTGAAGTCATGTGGCCTCCTCATCCTTTGTGAAGCTTACCTCTCTGCTCATTCATAGAGATAAGCATACTTTGGGCTGTGTTAGTGAACGCCGCAACTCGGTCGGAAAAGAGCCGACCCTGCTCGAGGATGGAGTCCGCGAGGGCATTGGCCTCGGCGCGGATCGCCTCCGCGTGCGTGACCACGGCCTCTCCCATTTCCCGAATTTGGTCAGAGGTCTCGATGCTGATCTTATCTATCCCCCGTGCGCTAAGTTCGCCAACACGAAGCAGATCAGGAGGACCGCCATTGTTGCCACGAGCAGGGATTTCATTAAAAGCTCGGGTCTCATCTTGTACCTCAGTCATCGTCGTGACTCCTTTTTCACTGTACGTACCGAAACATTTTGTTCCGATATGGCTCTAGTGTATTCCCCGCACCAAGTACCATTACTGATGAGGGGGAAATGCGACATAATCTTGTTATCCTCGACTTTGGTAATAGTTGGTGGATACCTATGGCAGGCCACCGCCTCTTCGTTACCGTACTCCCGATGGTAGAAACAGTCTTTACAGGTTGGCATCTACATAGACCTTATGAGAGCGGCCAAGGCAATAGCTAAAGCAAGAAGAGCAATAGCTATTGGCAGATCTAAATCCATCTTGACCTCCTGATGGTGGCCTGGGGACCACTTTCATGATGGCCCCCAGGCCCTCAACGCGCACGCTCGGGAGTCACGAATACCTACACGTGCGCAGTCGAGTTCACGCGGTGGAAGATCCTCTTACCGTCCTGAGACATTTCATGCTTGACTTCCACCAATAGCTCGCGGTTCGGAACATCATCGAGCATCTGTTCAATGCCCTTCGCGTCCCCGGGATTTGAGATACCGAGGGTGTTCTGGAGAAACTCCTTGATAATCGACTTGCTAACATCGTTGTCGATAATGTAGAAGTCCTGTTGCAAGGTCTTTCCGACGACCTGCTGTTCCGCGGCCTCGCGAGCGTCCACAGTGTTACCAGCGGCAATGATCTTGTACTTGAACCGCAGATAATCAGTCTTCTTCTGCGAGGATTGGCCGTGCTCGGGCCGCCCATCGACCATGCAGTGGTATGTCCCCGTCGGGAAGGGTTTGGGTTGCTTGAACTCCGACGTGGGCATCTTGAGGATTTCTTCAAAGGACATCGCCATTTCCTGGCTCCTATGACCGGAGGGTTTCGAAGTACGTCGCCAGCCCGGTCTCAATTGGCAACGTAGGCAACATCTTGAACGCGGCGGGGTTAGCGAGGTCGATCATCGCCGTCGCCGCAGTTTGGATCTGTCTCTTGCCGCCCGGACCCGTCTGGGCGAGAGCCACCGAATTGAAATACCTTGGGATTTGAGGCGAAAGAGCTGATCCAACTGCCGTAGGGTAGCCCTTCTTGGTGCCATCAGGGTTATCCACATATCTGACATGGCTAATGACAATAACGTTAGTTCTGAAAGACTCAGACGTGAGGAGGGCAAGGACGCCCTCAACAGCGTCCTGCGCGTCTTTATAGACAGCTCGAACGTCATACTTGCCATCCTTTGACTTAGGGACCAAAGGCTCACGAAAGCGAAAGGCCGCATCAGAAAGGAACGTCAGCGAGTCCAACACGAGGACACAGTCGGGGCCCCAGCCCGCGGGCGGACCAAGGTCCACGTTCCCGTACTTCCACAGATCGAGCATCCTGAGAGACTCGATAAAGGCCGTGGCCGAGCCATCCACGACGGTGCCAAAGGGACTGGCCTTGAGCTTGTCCCGCAACGTGCGAAACTCGATGCTCTCGAGTCGATCGGGCGCTTCGCGTTTGACCACCTGAACGAGGGCGTCGAGGCCGTTATCCAGATCGAGTATTCTCAGCTTGTACTTTTTGACGAGTGATGCCAGAGCCCCGGTCTTACCGGACTTGGAGTCACCAATCAACAGAAGCTTTGTAAACTCCGAGGACTGGTGTTCTTTAAGTGACGGCATCGGGTGATCCCTCTATATCCAATACGATCTGCAACTTGGCGGCATTTATGCCTTTGACCCACTGGGGTATCCCGGTGGTCAGCCTCACGCCGTTGCCCAGCTCGACCGCGATCGTGTCGGTGAACAGTTTAACATCATCGCGGTCGAGGGGGAATTCCAGTATGACCTGGCTCATTTCCACACGTGGGCTAGGCCCTGCCCAGAGCGCATCCCCTCCTTATGTGGTTTGGTATAGGCTCGCGGCATGTCCTTGTGCTTCCGTCGTTGCCGTGCAACTTCGCGTCGCTCTTTCGCGAGCGCGGAACGGAGGTACTCCTTAGAGTGAGTTTCAGTAGGAACTCGTAGCTCGACCTTCACAATGCCACGGATTGCCTCCGTCTTGAGTTCCTCGACGATAGACTTGCGTCCGCCCTTGTCGTTGAGTCGCGCGAAGTATTCCGCGTCGGGACTATTCTGATATCTTGTGGGAACGTCATCACCCTCCCACCAGATATAAGTGATAGTGAGGAACACCTTGGTGGCCAGTGTTCCAGGGATACTCATAATAGCCCTGGCCTGAACACAGTTTCTGGAGTCGCGCTTCTTACAGTGACGCGCGTGTCGTGGCTTCATCGTAACCCACTGAGGCTTGGTCGCGTCCTTAAAGTCTCGGATTTGTCGCGAGGCCGTCGCATTTAGAAACTTCTCCATCTTATCAGTCATGACTCTCCTCCTATCTAGGAACCAACGGGTTCCAGGGCTCTCGCTGAAAGTGGGTCTCGAGGAACTTCTCCCGTACCTGGGGACTCTTGGAGCAGATCTCGCGGAACGCGCAGCCCCCGTACTTGTGACAGCTCTTGTCGTTCTGGGGCCAATAGCCGCGCTCCGCGTAACCACGGGCCTGCTCAAGGTAAACGTAGAGGTCCTTCATCCATTCGTCAATCTGGTCTGCGGTCTTAAAGACAAAGGATCGAACAAAGCGACTGAAGCCTACCGCAATTTGCGCAGCGTCCACAATAACGCCCTTCACCGGGGTATGGAATGCTACCTGGGACGCTACCGTATACACTGACATCTGGTTGTCTGGATCGAACTGCTCGAAGTAGTACGAACCAAGAGTTGATGTTGTGGTCTTCCTGTCCATAACGAAGGGTTGTTCCTGGAATTCCACTACACGATCTAAGTATCCGCACAGAGAATATCCCCCCTCGATCTCGAACTGGAAATGAAGCTCGACCATTGGCTTGCCCGTGACCGGGTGCATCAAGGTCTTGGCCGGATCGTCCTTGAACTTGTTCAGGTACCACACTACTGTGCGAACGAGGTTCTCGCGGGACTTGAGCGAGGCCTTGTCGTCGGCTGGGAGGTCCTTCGCCCCGCGCCACGGGAGGCCGTCGCGCCACGTCTTAGTCAAAAGTTCCCGCACCACCCACCTAACAGCATCATCGTGGGACATTCCTCCCTCGAGCTTCATCCGATCGTACTCCTCGAGCGCGGCGTGATAGAGGATGCCGTACTCTAAATGGATGGACTCGCCCCGCCCACGCCACTGCTCGATCATGTGGTACTGGTATTTTCGGGGACACTCCTTGAGCCAGCCCAGGCTCGTCGAGTCCCATGCCCACTGCACTTTGGTCCCGTCGTGGAAGGGTTGCGGATGAGTGTCCATCACTTGAGTCCTAGGTCTTTGAGGAGGTCACCGCTCGAGGCGAGGCCCAGCTCTTTGAGGAGATCCTGGGTCTTCGAGGGGCGCTTCGCCTTTGGCGCTGGTGCGGCCTTTACGCCGAGTTCGTGTTGGGTCTGGTGCTCGCGCTGGTACTGGACTATGACATCGAGGTCCTGATCGGACAGATGTAGGGGATCGCGGTCAAATAGCTCACTGAGTTCGGTGCTCACAGTTCCATCTCCTCCTGATCGATGTCCACGTCGAGGTCGTTCACGAGCGGGATCTTCTGGGCCGCGTCCTCCTCGATTTTGCGGAGGTGGGCGTGGATTATGTCCCTGATGATCTTCGCCGCGCCCACGCGAGTCGAATACAAAGCCCGCAGTTTGTCGTAGTCGCCCGCGTAGAGGTTGAGCGTGTGCTTAGAGATTGCCCGATCTTCACGTCTTCTCATCAGTGGGTTTCCTTTTCACTAACCAGAGCCGCATCGGATCAAAGGGACTAAGGCAAAGGGCGACCTGTTCGAGGTCTGTGTCCTGGGCCTCGCGCCGCGCCGCATAGAGTCGCTGGCGAAGGGCCTCAACGTCCGAGGAAATCAGCTCGATCCCATAAGGGCTAGAGAGCGCCGAGTACCAGTGGTGGAGAACAGGCGTTCCGCCGCTCATGGCTTTGGCTCCAGGGCGCGGCTTGGGCCGCAACCTAATTCTATTTCTAGCGTTTCGATGTACGCGCGCAGCCGCTCGATCTCGGTGGCCTGTTCCAGATATATCTTCTCGACCGCTGTTTTACGGACTTCGACCGCTGTTTTACGGACTTCGATCTCTGCGTGCAGCCGCTTGATCTCGGCGAGCTGCTTCTCAATTATAATCTCGTCGCGTTCCAATGCTTTTTCCAGCGACTCAGCGTAGGGTCCGGTCATGGCTTTGGCTCCGGGGCGGTGGCCCAGCCCCTTCGACGGGTGTCTGGGAGAGACTGGACCACCTAACGGCCGTTGCTAGACTGCGGCCGTATTCTTACGCCTCCGGCTGAGGAGGCCTAGACCAACGAGCCCGGCCGCGAACAGCGGCAGTGCTGCTGGAAGCGGAACCTGTGCCACCGGCACAATGTAGAACGACTCGCCGCCGTCCACTGCACCAGACCACGTGGCCTGGAACAACAGACGGTCGCCAAGGTGGGCGAGGCCGCTCAGATTGAAGCCTGAGATCAGGTAGTCAGCCGAGCCATTGCCGTTTCTGATATCGGGCAGTGGGACCGGATTGAGAAGGCTGAACAGAACCAGTGAACCGAGGGGGCCATCTCCAGACTGATCAAGGTCGATCAGACGGAACTGCGTTAGAACCTCCGACTTTGCGCTGGTCGAGTTCACGTCCACGGCCACGCCGAAGGTAAGGCCAGCGTCTCCCAACGCTGTCAGGAAGTTTACGAGCTGGGTACCAGTGTAGGGTGTAACAGTGGTGTCGTCACCATTACCGAAGGCTCCGGTAATGTTAGAGCTGAACAGGTTAAACGAACTGTTGTTACCTGTGCTGTTGAAGTTGTTGTAACCGAAGCCCACGGGGTTATGGGCCTGGGTTGTGGCGCAGATAATGCAGGGCGCAGATGCCGACTGCGGCACCACGTCAGCGTCAGGTAGTACGCTAACAGTGAGTGGGGCTGCGTTAGCCGTCATCGACGCCAGACACAATGCTGTAGCCAGGAGCAGGGACTTACGCATCAGTGTTCCTCTCTTGCTGCGGAAGTGCAGCGCGAAAGGCCGAGAGGCCCTTTGCGGTGCACTCCACTAGAGAAGTTGACCCAGCACGGTGATGCGGCAACATTCCGCGCTGGGCCGACAGCCGCCATCCTCGGAGGGTGTTTGCAACCCGGAGAGCAGCTGTAGAGGGGAGGGCACGGTGGGCACCCTCCCCCTTTGACGTTATTGGGCCTGCGCAGAGTCGAGCAGTTCGTGGACCGAGGCCATAGCCTCCTTGGCCGTCGCGCGCTCGGTCTCGATCTGCTGGCGGGCAATCGAGATGATCTTGCCGTTCTCGCCCTGCATCTCGAGGAGGGCCTTCGCGGCCTGGGAAATCCTCGACGCGGGCCAAGCGTCAGCGTCCATGCCCTTCGCCTTGACCGCGTTGCGAACCAGCTCGCGAGCCATGTTCATTGCAGTGGTCATGACCGGGTCGCCCCTGAAGCCGCCGCCGCCAGTGCGAACGCCGAACTGGTAGTCATTGGCATAGTCATCGAGCTGCTGTTGCAGGGTCTCGTGGGGGACTCCGGCCTCCGCGCCGTCCCGAACCTTCGAGGCGAAATTATTGCGGAGGTTCTCGTGAAAGGTCTGGTTCAGGGCCGATGCCTCACCGTCGTTGAGTGAGTGTCCAGCCGCGTACCGAATAGGGACTCGAAAGGCCTGTCCCTGGATAGTGATTTGATCGTAGTTGCCGCTACCATTACCGTCTGCCATAGTAACCTCCTCGTTGAAGGGGCATTTGCCCCGGTTAAAAGTCACCCATACGTGACTCGATATGGTTCATTGGATCATATTTTTTGAGGTCTGTCAACAACAATCGACCGAGAACCCACATTTATTTTTCAGTCGGTCTCGCCCTGGAAGCCGTCCATCCTCACAAAGTAGAGGGCAACCTTGGCTCTGGTTTCGATGACGTAGCGGACGTTCTTTTCTTGCTCGAGGGCCTCTCCTTCTTTTGACCATGGTGAGGGGATGCGATGAGGGTCCAAGTGATATACAGTGTCCCACTCGAGGCCTTTCGCCTTGTGCCCACTAAGAAGCTGTATTGGCCCCTGCGCCTTAAAGAGAGTTTCACAGTACGCAATTGCTGCACCCAAAGTTGGCCCGAACCCTGCGAAAACTCGCAGACATTCAGCACGATCCGCGACAGATCCTGAGTCACGCGCTTTCGCGAGCTTCTCGTTTTCCCAGAGGTCGATGGCATCATACACCTGTTGCTGTGGCATGTTGAGGTCGCAGTTAGCCGCGGGCCCGCCGAGCTTTTTCAGAGCCTTGACCAGCTGAGGACCAAGGTCAGTCCCAACAAGATGAACACCGCGGCCACTCCTAAGTAAGCTAAGGGCGCATCGAAGTAGAGGAGCATTGTTCCTGCAAATAATAGCAGAATTATCAGGTATAGCATCCCCGCTCCATTCCTCTAGAGTTTCGACCCGGCCCTCGGCCGCCCACGAGGGCCACTTCATATGCGGGACGCGCCAGTGAGCGTTCTCTACGACCGCGATAGGGCACCGAAACGAGACACTGAGTGTCATCTCGTGCATGTCGAAGGTCTCTTTCAGGAGCTGCATCGACCTCGTGTCCGCGCCGCGGAAAGCGTAGATCGACTGCCAGGGATCGCCCACCGCGATAAGCTGCGTGTTCGGCCCTATGAGCTTTGATACCATGACATGCTGCAGGCGATTGAGGTCTTGGGCCTCATC